CGTGAAATGGCAATGGCAGACAACGCAACCGGGGCGGCGAACCTCAAATGGAACACCAACCTTGTAATGAAAGCGGCGGAAAAGTTCAACATCGACCCGCCAAAGTGGGGAATCCCCGTTGACACGGGTGAAGAACCCGAAAAAGAAGAACCCCAGGGAAAGAAAGTCATTTCAACCCGCCTTATTGTGGAATGCGGCGATGTCACGAAGTTGTCATTGTTGTTTTCGGAACTGCAAGACCGGGGGTTCAAGTGTGAATTGAAAGAGTGATGCAATTGCATTGCATGTGTACAAACTTGACAACAAAGAAAAATGGGAAAATTCAACAAGAAAATTGCCGCAAAGATTGTGGAGTTCGTGAAAACGGACACGTTCACAATCGGCGAAATATGCCGCAAGGTCGGTATATCACGACAAGCGTTCTATGATTGGAAAGAACAACATCCGGAGTTTGCCAAAGACCTTGAAGATGCCGTCAATGAACGAATGGAAACGTTTGTTCTTGAAGCCAAGAAGTCTTTGTTGAAAAAGGTCAAGGGATATGATGTCCAGGAAACCAAGGTGACAACCGTTCCATCCGGAAGGATGGAAGCGGACGGCAAGACACCAATCCCCAAAATCAAGGAACAAATCACCACAACGAAGCATATTGCACCGGACACGGGCGCAATCATCTTCGTGTTGACCAACGGCGACCCCGACCATTGGAAGAACCGCCAAAATGCGGAATTGACGGGTGCAAACGGCGAACCGCTTGTCAAACCCGCCCGCATCTTGACCAAGAAAGAAGCAAAGGAGTTTATGAAACAACTTGAAGATGAAGTGTAAATGAACGCAGTCCGTGACATCGACATATTGAAAACTTGGCTTTTGTCCGATTCCTTGAACTTCACCCGGTATTTCTTCAAATCCAGGTATCACCGGAAGTTCGTTGTCGGACAACACCATCGTATGATTGCGGACGCGTTGAATAAAGTCTATACCGGGGAAACGAAGAAACTTATCATCAACATTGCACCCCGTTACGGAAAGACAGAACAAGCGGTCAAGAACTTCATTGCGAACGGACTTGCCTTGAATCCAAAGGCAAAGTTCATTCATCTTTCATATTCCGATGACCTGGCAAGGGACAATTCACGCGGCGTTCAAGAAATCATGCGTGACCCGGAATTTCAACGCCTTTTCGATGCCAAGCCAACATCCCCGAACACGAAGAAATGGTTCACCAGGCAAGGCGGCGGACTTTATGCCGTTTCATCCGCCGGACAAGTGACGGGATTCGGCGCGGGTCTTGTCGATGAAGTCAAGAACGCCGAATCCGACAAGGACTTGAACGAAGCACTTGACGAATTTATGCCGGAAGTCGGATGCACGGACTTTGGCGGCGCAATCATCATTGATGACCCAATCAAGCCGGATGACGCGCTTTCCGCCCTGGTTCGTAACAAGGTCAACAACAAGTTCGACACAACCATCAAGAACCGCGTCAATTCCAGGAACACCCCGATTGTCATCATCATGCAGCGTTTGCACGAACAAGACCTTTGCGGATTCCTTATGACACAAGAACCCGGCGAATGGACGGTTCTTTCGTTGCCTTGTCTTTGGTATGACGAAAAGGGAGAGGAACACGCCCTTTGGGAGTTCAAGCACACCATCCAGGAATTGCACGACATGCGCAAGAAGAACCCGTTCGTTTTCGATACGCAGTACATGCAGAACCCGAAACCATTGCAAGGATTGATGTATGAAGCCGGATTCAGCGAATATGCAATCCGCCCGGCAACGAAGCGTTGTGTCCGGAAGTGTTACGTTGACGTTGCGGACACGGGTTCGGACTACCTTTGCGCAATCATCTATGATGAAACCGAAATCGGCAACTTCATCGTGGATGTTCTCTATACACAACGCCCGGTCGAGTACACGCAACCAACCCTTGCGAAGATGTTGACCAAACACGGCGTTACACAATGTATCATCGAAGCCAACAACGGCGGTCGTTTGTTCAAGAACGCGGTTGAAAAAGAATGCCGCATCCTTGGCAACTACAAGACCAAGTTCACGGCATTCCATCAAAAGGACAACAAGCAACAACGCATCTTCCAAAATTCGGCGGACGTTCAGAACATTTGCTTCATGCCCCAGGGATGGAACATCTTGTTCCCGGCATTCTACCAGGCAATAACATCGTACATGAAAGTTGGCAACAACGAACATGATGACGCGCCGGACGCATTGACCGGAACGGTTGAGAAACGAAAGAAGAATGGTTCGGCGGATGTCGCCGGGTTGTTCGGTAGGTAAACAGATAAATGAACAATAAAAATCCAAAGAAAAATGAAACTGAAAGATTTATTCCCACAAGTGGACGGCGCGAACCAGGAATCCGCCGCCAATCAAAACGACTTCATCCACAAGTTGAAGTCACATCGTTACATTGAATTGCCGGATGTCGAAGCCGCAAACAAGGCACTTGACCCCAAGTTGCATGACATCAACGACCCAATCTTGCGCCCGGACAAGAAAGTGAAGATTGACAAGGATGATGACGTGCAAGATTCGGATTCGGCAAAGAAAATCATCGACACGGGAGAGGACAACGGAACATATCGAACCGAAAAGGTTGCCCGCGTTGCCGTTGCCTTGCAGAAACTTATCATCAAACGCGCCGTGTCGTTCATCTTTGGCAATCCGGTTGCATATTCTGCAAGCCCGGACAACGAAAACCAGGAACTTGTCAAGAAAGCATTCGACCGCATCATGCGCGATGCCAAGGAGAAGTCCGTGAACCGCAAAGTTGCGCGTTCGATTTTCAGTTACAAGGAATGCGCCGAACTTTGGTCGGCATACGAAAAGCCCAAGGCACACACCAAATTCGGATTTCCGACCAAGTTCAAGTTGCGTTGCACCGTCCTTTCACCCAAGAATGGCGATACATTGTACCCGTATTTCGATGAAACGGGCGACATGATTGCATTTTCCCGTTCTTTTTCCCTGGAAGATGGGAACAAGGTGAAATCCGACTACTTTGAAACATGGACAGACGAAGAACATTGGCTTTGGGTGAACGGCGAAAACGGTTACAATGTCGTTGACGGCTATCCCAAAAAGGTTGCAATCAACAAGATTCCCGTTGTGTTCGGTTGTCAGCCGGAAATCGAAACGGCGGATGTTGACAAACTGATTGACCGCCTTGAAAAGTTGCTTTCCAACTTTGCAGACACCAACGATTATCATGCAAGCCCGAAAATCTTCACAACGGGCGAAATCAAGGGTTGGGCGAAGAAAGGCGAATCCGGCGCGGTTATCGAGGGCGAGGATGGCGCAACGATGCAATATGTGTCTTGGCAACAAGCCCCGGAATCCGTGAAGTTGGAAATCGAAACCCTTTTGAAACTGATTTATACCATCACACAGACACCGGACATTTCGTTCGATGCCGTCAAGGGTCTTGGCGCGATTTCCGGTCTTGCCTTGAAGTTGTTGTTCATGGATGCACATCTGAAAGTGCAAGACAAGATGGAAATCTTCGATGACTATCTGCAACGCCGAACGAACATCGTCAAGGCTTACATTGCCATGTTCAACCAAAAACTTGAAGCCGATGCCGATGACCTGGACATTGAACCGGAAGTCACCCCGTACATGCTTACAAGCGAGATTGACGAATTGAACTATTGGTTGACCGCCAACGGCAACAAGCCCGTCATTTCCCAGGAAGAATCAATCGAGGGCGCGGGAATCAGTAAGAACACGGCAAAGACGATGGAGAAGTTGAAAGAACAATCATCGTTGGACAATTCATTCATCATCGGCGAACCCGTGACCGACCCAATCCAGGGCGGCAAGTCCGGAAAGGGCGATGATGACGATGACGAAGAATAAATGATGCCACACAAGATGAAACGATATATTTCAATCATTATCCTAATGGGATTGTTGCTTGCTTCATGCGAGCAACGTCCCGTTTCGGGATATGTTGTCGGCAAACGTCATGTCACGGAACAAGACATCATCCGGGAAAACAACGCTTCACACCCGGCGGCATGGAAGCCCGTACACGAACAATGGGTTGTGTTTGTCGCCGATTCTTGCCGCGTGACACCTTGCCATGTCACCAAGGAAACATTCACCAGGTTACAAAAAGGGCAATTCGTGACCGTCAAGGGCTTTGAATGATGGCGACAAGGAAAGTATCACCCCGGCGCGTGAAAACGCCTACAACGGGCAAAGAAACGGGTTTGTGCAAGGATTGCAAGCATTCCGGCAACCGGATTGAAAAAGATGTCAACGGCGAATTTTTCATGTGTTGGTGTCCGTTCCACAAGTGGGCGCGTTTCTTGCGTCACGACACATGCGAACACTTTGAGAGAGGAAACCCCGATGATGAACCCAAATGATGAATGTATGAAGTGCAACAATTACCATATTTCCGGCGCGTGTTGGCATTGTTCCGCCGTATGGACACCGCCAACGATGCAACAGACCAGGGAATGCAGATTTTTTGAACCAAAAGACAGATAAGATGAAGCCAATGACAAGCAAATGCCGCGAATGTAGGAATTGGAATCTTGCTTGCGGCGAATGGTATTGCGCCGTTTGTGCGCGAATCAGTCCGGGGGAAAGCATGACGAACCCCGGCAAGTGTAGTTATTTCGAATCCAAAAAGCGTTGACGATGGCAAAGAGATACAAGACAACAAGATTTTCAATCCAGGGTTTCGACACGGCGCATTATCAGACAACCGAACAATATGCCGCCCTGGTCGATGAACTTTTCAACCGGGCAACGGTCGAAGTGACCAACGCGGCGGCGAAAGGGACGTACAATCCGGACGTTCCGTTCACCTTTGCTGACTACCCGGCATTGAACGGGCTTGTTCAAAAGGTAGGAAAGCAACTTGCCGCCAAGGTGCAAGCGGTCATCGAACAAGGTTCGCGCAATCAATGGTTGTTTGCTTGCAAGAAGAATGACGGCTTCATCAATTCCATCTTTGACACGTCAAAGTTGCCGAAATCCCAATTGCGCAAGATGCAAGACCGCAATCTTGATGCCCTTTCAACGTTCCAGGGGCGCAAGGTTGACGGGATGAACCTTTCACAACGCGTTTGGCGGACGGTTGGACAATACAAAATCCAAATGGAATCCGCCCTTGACGTTGGTCTTGGTGAGGGTCGAAGCGCACAACAATTGGCGCGTGATGTCAAACAGAACTTGAAAGACCCGAACCGCCTTTTCCGCCGTGTCCGTGACAAGCGCGGCAATCTGCAACTATCAAAGGCGGCGCAAGCATTCCATCCAGGACAAGGCGTTTATCGTTCAAGCGTGAAGAACGCGCAACGCCTGGCAAGAACGGAAATCAATATGGCATACCGTGAAAGCGATTGGGCGCGATGGCAAACCCTGGACTTTGTTGTCGGATTCGAAATCCGCCGTTCAAATCATGAACCAAAGTGCAAGTGTGATTTGTGTGAACGCCTGGTTGGTCGTTACCCAAAGACATTCAAGTTCACGGGTTGGCATCCACAATGTATGTGTGTTTGTGTTCCTATCTTGATGGATGAAGAAACATTCGACCAAAACGAACTTGCAGACCTTAAAGCGGCATTGCACGGCAAGGAATATCAGAAACAAACCGCCAAGAACCAGGTGAATGACGTTCCGGACGGCTTCAAAGAATGGGTTCAAGACCATATCGAAGCGCAAGGGAATTGGGGTTCAACGCCCTATTTCATCCGGGACAACTTCAAGAACGGTGATTTGTCCCAGGGTTTGAAGATAAAGTTGCCAACGGTTGACGAAGCCGGGAAAATCGAATATCACGTTCCGTTCGAAACGCTTTCAGACAAGCAACAAACGGAATGGTACAACTTCATTTCGGATGAAATGGACTTCTATGACCTGGAACGGGCTTGTGATTTGTACGGCGTTGATTATTCGTCTTGGGAAAACATGTGGAAACAAGCCGATGACAAAAACGAGTATTGGCGCAAGAACGAAATCATTGCAGAACGCAAGCGTGTTGAATCAACCTTGATGGCAAAGATTGCGGAAGTCAAGAAACAAGCCGAACAAGGCGTTGCAGAGTTCCGGGACGTGGTTCAAGAAGCGGTCGGATGGATTGGTTCTTTGAAACCAAGTCTTGACCTTGTTCTTCAAGAAATGCGCGATGCAGCATCCGAGAAATACCCCAATTATATTTCAATCACAAATTCAATGAAAGGCGGGTCGATGGACGTTGCATCCATCCGGGCGAAGATTGCTTTGTCAAAAAGCGACTATGCGGACGCAATCACGATGGCAAACAACACAATTGCACAATACGGCAAGGACGTTGATGTGTCGAAACTGCAAGCCCTGGTGAACGAGCAACGAACGGAAGTCCGGAACGCGTTACGAATCACCAATGAGATTGTCAAGGAGTGTCAAAACGTCAAGGCGTTGGCAAAGATGGGCGCGAAAAACCCGTCACCAATCGACAATTTCCTTGTTCGTGTTGAAAAGAACGGCGTGATTCACAATGAAGTCAAGACGTTTGACAAGATACCAACGGAAGAACAAATCATCGAACGTCTTTGCGGCGGTGATATGACAAAGGGTTCTTGTTCATCCCTGGCATTTGCATACGCGGGCAACAAAGCCGGGTTTGACGTGTTGGATTTTCGCGGCGGTTCAAGTTGTGACACGTTCAGCAGAACATCAAACATCATTGAAGTTGTCGAGAAGTCCGGCGGCATCGTTGTTCGACACACAAACGACTTCACAAAGGCAAATGAGTTGTTGAAGAACGTTGTTGACGGCAAAGAATATTATTTCACATGTGGCAGACACGCCGCCGTTGTGCGCAAAACTGCAACCGGATTTGAATTTCTTGAACTGCAATCCAGGTATCAAAACGGATGGAAACCGCTTACACAACGCGAATTAAGGTATCGTTTTGGCGGTCAAAGGTCGCATTCATCGTATGGAGTAAAACTTGAACCCGCCGATTGCATCATTGATATTGAGTTGTTGAAAAAGAACCCAGGATTCCAAAGGATGCTTGGATATATCAACACGAAGCAATCAGAACAGAAAAAAGGCGCAACGGGAAATATCAAATAACCCGTTGCGTCCGTTCATTTCCTATCTTTGAAAAAGTCCGCCCAATACGGGTTTTCCTTGTCAAAGATTTCGCGTTGCTTCTTTGTCAACTTGTGCGGGTAATCCTGGAACATGTTGAAGATGTTCGTCTTGTCGAACGTGAAAAGCCATTCGCCTTTCGTTTCGTTCCCATTGTCAACCCACCAAATGACATCATTTTCATTGTTCTTGATGAATTTGTACTTTTCCATGTCTGTTTATTTATTCCAATTGTCGCATTCCGTTGGAAGATGTGGATTGTGATTGATGTCTTGGTTCTTGTCGGTGCAACGATATTGCCTTTTGTCGGAGTGTTCCCCGATGTCCAGGATGCAATGAACGCATGACCAACAACAGACGGGCGAAAACAAATCAATCATTTTGTCCGATTCCCTGGTTTCCGGTACATGACACCCTTTCGGATGATGACCGTCTTGTTCTTGTATGGGTGTCCGGGCGTTATCTTGCGACCCCAAAGGGTTGATTTTGCAACACCCAATTGTTCCGGCGTGAATGTGTCATATATCGCGGATATTGACCCGAAATAATGATGACTTTCCCCGGCATCCCGGAATTGTACATGATAGATTGTACTTGGATTACTCATAATGCACTTGTTGTTTTTGGTCGCTGAATGCAGATAGTAAAGAATTGCACAAATTTGAAGTTGCAACATTTACGATTTCCGAAATTTCCATGTCGAACAAATCAACCAATGGAATATTGGTCGATTGATTGATATTCCCAACGAAGATTGTCAAAGACGCATCCTTGTTGTCCTTTTTTCTGTAAATAGATATTGCGACAAGGTGTTTATTGAATCTTACTTCAAGCATCCTTTCCCACAATATGTTTGAAAATCGGCAATTCCAAATCAACTTGTCAAAATGGTTTGTTGACGGGTTGAATTTCTTTTGCTTGCGTTCAAAATTCTTTTTAAATCGTTCCTTGGCATCTTGGAATCCGTATTTATCCAATTTTTCAAGAAATACTTGTTCTTTCTTTTCCATGTCATTTGTCCTTTCTGATTGTTCGTTCGTCAAAGATAAACATCGAACGTGGTTCTTCCGTTGCATGTTGCTTGATTGCCTTGAAGAATGCCTTGTCGATGTTGCGGAATCGCTTCAAGGCTTCACGGGGCTTCCAATTGAAGTTCGGCATCACTTCATTGTCCGCCATGTAGATTCCGCCTTGTTTGGGTTCGTAATGAGCAAAGGCGACAATCTTTCCGCCGTCCAGGAACACGGAATCGACAATTTTTCCGTTCACCTTGCGGGAAAGTGCAAGACATTCGGCATAATAGTCGTGAATTGCCTTTTGCTTTTCGACAAATTCCGCCGTGCGTTTCCTCAAATCCTGGAAGTTCCCGGCGACTTCATGCCGGATTGCGGCGATGTCAACCGGGTCGTTTCCGGTTGCAACGTCATACTTCAACGTTCCGGCGATGAACATGCGCAACGCCTTTTCGATTGTTGACTTGTCAACCAACTTGTCATGCAGTTGGGACACGAAAGCGGCATCAAGATTGTACTTTGCCGCAAGGTCTTTCAATTCTTGTTCGTTCATTGTTGTATCTGTTTAAAATGGTGTAAAATCAATGTCCTTTCTTTCCCTTGGAACGTCCGGGATGTCAACCTTTGGTGAATTTACACCAGGAATTGCAACATCCTTTGCCAAATCAACCCGGATTTGACCGGATAAAGCCCCGATGACGGCGTTTTGGGTGTCTTGTTTGGCAGATGTCCATCCGGAAGAAAACGCGCTTTCTAAAAGGGCGACAATGCCGTCATTGTCAAGACGCATTCCGTTCTTTTGAATGTCGAAAAGAGTTTTCCGGGCGGCGTTCAAGAACTTTCCCTTTTGAACTTCGAATGTGTTGATGCTTGATTCAATCATTGTTATTCTGTTTTATTCGTCTAAATTACACGGTACATATTCGCCGACTTCAAACGCGGCGTCATAATATTGTTTTTCGATTTCGTCATCAAATTCACATCCGCTTTGTGGATGAACGATTGTCAAGACCATGTTTCTTTTTTCGTCAAAACCGCGAACTTCAAAGAAGTCTATGATTGAAGAAAAAGTCGGCTTGAACTTGAATCCTTTGTTGTTTGTCATTGTTGCAAATTTGTGGGCGGGTGTTGCATCCCCGCCCTGGTTATTTATTTGAGTGCGAAATAATATGCCGAACCAACCTTTGCCGTCCCGTTGTCGTGAACCGTGCGAAGATAACTTTCAACTTGATTCCTGGTGATTTCATCCATCTTGTCCCAGGTTGTCACGGGTGTTTCGATGTACGACCTTTCCGAGATATGGACAAAGTGCAACTTATAGGTGTACCGGGATGAATCTTGAATGTGGTTGTACGACCAAAGTTTTTTGACCAACACGGCGTTTGCACCATCAACCAGGTCGCCGATGCCTGGACAAAAGAAAGTCACGTCCGAAAAGTTGTGCTTGTGGTCTTTCTCACTATTATTGGCAATGTCCAACAGATTGTTGACGATTGCGATTTTCTTTTCTTGCTTGTTCATATTACTTTTGTCTTTTGTCGCGGTTGAACATTTCGTCACACATCTTCAAGGCAAGGTCGGCATTTGCGCCCTGGACTTCGAAGTCAAAAGGAACGTCCGCCGTTCCGACTTGTCCCTTGGAATTGAGAGTGAAGAACACACAAGCGGCATCGGTTGCGTCCGATTCATCCTTTGCGTCCCAAAATTCAACGATGATGAACACTTGCGTATCTTCATCGACCCCGTAATCTTCAAATTCGTAACGGGGAATGACTGACTTGCGTTCGCGGATTTTGTAACCCTTGACGCGGAACTTCCAATCGTCATCGAACTTCACGGTCTTGTTCATGTACCTGGATTCAACCAGGTTCTTGATGACCTTTTTCAAATCTGTTGTTGTCATACCTTATAGAATTAAAATGATAGAATATGTATTATAGTGCTACAAAGGTACACAATATATTTAATAAAACAAGCAAAACACCCGGAAATTTTCACTTGGTAGGTGATTTTTAACATTTCCGGGCGTTTTTGGTGGTCATTTGACCGTTCTTTCGGTCACAATGTATCGAATATGTGGTTCAACGATGTCGGAGTATTCCGCAGCCCAAATGATGCGGGCGTGAATGACACGGGGCTTTCCATCCTGGATGATGACTTCGAATCCCTTTGATGTCATGTTCGGGGCGCAAGTGGAAACCTTGCTTTGGTCAACGCCGTACACCTGGCATTTCTTTGTCAGATTGACGATGCCGCGTTCCCAGGAACGTTCAAGTTCTTTTTTCATGTCTGCAAGGTAGGCATCCCGGTTGTCGTATCTGTTCACTTCATCGGAAATGATTTCGTTGCAAATGGCTTGCTTGCGTTCCAGGAAGTTGATTGTCCGGCGGTGCTTGTTGCTTGTCCAATACCTATCGAAGTATTGAACCAGGCGGCGGATGCGTTCGCGGCGTTCTTTCATTTCCGGGGTCTTTGCCTTGATGATGTCGAAGTGCTTGCCGTGCCATGTCATCATGCGTTCGAACCATACAACGCGGAAATCAGCCATTGCAGACCGCAAGGCGGCATCCAGGGCGTTGTCATAATTGTCGGCATCCGCCTTTGCCTTTGCTTCCAGGGCGGCAAGTTCTTCTTTCAGACGTGCGATGTTCTGTTCCTCAAAACCCTTTTTCTTGGTGTTGTCGTGGATGTAGTCGCAAGCGTTTGTGATTTTGAACGATGCGTCAAATCCGATGGCATCACGAACGGATGCGGGCAAGGAGTATTCGCGCCAAGTGTAGCGACCTTTCGTTTCATCCTTGACGATGATGTCATCAACCTGGATGTTCAAGCCGAACTTCTTGTTGGCGGCGGCGATTGCATTGTCCCGGCGTTCGGTGTACCTTGCAATCTTGGTGTCGAAATCAGCAACGCGGCGGTTTGCGACTTCAATCTGTTTGGTGAGTTGTGGAATTGTTGCCATGTCCTTATTGATTTAGAATGATAGATGTATGTTGGAAATGGTGGGACGGGCGAACCCGCCCCGGTTGTTGTT